ATTGCGCGGAAATCGAAATCGCCGGGGATCAGGACGCGCTCATTGCGGCGTAGCTCTGCAATCTCCGCATCCTGCCGCTGGAGATAGGGGAATTGCAGGTAATCTGGGAAGCCGTTACCGCACTCGCTGCCGTTGCTGCCATGCTCATCCCAGAAGGCAAGCCTGAGAAGGAAGCCGAGCAGGGATGAACGTTCCGGAGTACATCATCCTGCATACGCTGGCGTTCGACGGAGAAGCGGACATCGAGCGGGTGCGCCGCTGGCATCTGGACAGGGGCTGGAATGATGTCGGATATCACTACCTGATTCGCAGGAACGGCACGTTTCAGTTCGGCAGGGACGAGGACACCGAAGGCGCTCACGCGATGGGCTACAATAACCGCAGCATCGGTATCGCCTTCGAAGGTCACGGAGATCATGAGATGTGGACGCTGCCGCAACTGTTGTGCGCGTTCAAGATATGCGACCGCCTAACGGACGAGTACGGCATACCGCCACACAATATACTGGGACACCGGGAGACGGGAGCCAAGAAAACCTGTCCCGGGACGAAGATCGACATGGACGCTTTCCGCGCCTTGTTCTTCATGCTACTACCAGAGGACTGATGTCAGAACGACTGAAGATAGCCGACCTAAAGTTTGACCCGCAGAACGCTCGCGTTCGAACGGCAAAGGGCGAGGCGATGATACAAGAATCACTGCGCTCGGTTGGCGCGGCTCGGTCAATCGTCATTGACGAGGACGGGACAATCCTCGCTGGCAACGGGACGGTCGAAGCCGCTGGGCAGGTCGGGATTGAAAACGTGGTGATCGTCGAAGCCTCTGGGGATGAGATCATCGCGGTCAAGCGTGTTGGTCTGACGGACGAGCAAAAGAAGAAACTGGCGTACTACGACAACCGCACCGGAGACGAAGCCGAATGGGACATGGAGCAGGTGGCTCGTGACCTTCTGGGAGGCTATGAGTTTCTGGACGAGTTGTTCGACGAACTCAAAATGCCCGAAGAAATGGAGGTTGGTTCAGAGGATCAGTCTCACTTGCTGGATGATTCTTTCGAAATAATTGTTACTTGCTCTGATGAGTCAGATCAAGCAAAATTGTTGGAGGAGTTTGAACAAAGAGGGTACGAATGTCGAGCAATTTTTTAGAACTCAAAACAAACATAGAGCGAACGCCTCGAATCGCACAACTTGAGGGTATTTTTGATGTGCCTAAAGCATCAGAGTCTGTCGTGCGCATCCAAAAAATACCAGACAGGCTTGGCGAATGGACTGTCGGTTTAATAGTTGGTCATTCCGGATCGGGCAAAACAAGCGTAGCAAAAGAAAAATGGGGAGATTGTATTGTTGATGAATACGAATGGCATCAACACAGATCTGTGGTGGATTCTTTTGATCCCGATCTGTCGATGAAAGAAGTGACTGGCGCTTTGTCGAGCGTTGGTTTTTCTTCGCCCCCATCATGGATGCGACCTTACAACGTTTTGTCCAATGGCGAAAAATTCAGAGCAAACATGGCTCGAGCGTTGCTTGACGAGCGCGAATTGATTGTCATAGATGAGTTTACGTCCGTAGTTGATCGACAAGTTGCAAAAATTGCGTCAACAGCAATACAAAAAGCATTCAGGCGAAAAGGTAAAAAATTGGTGGCTGTTTCTTGCCACTACGATATTGCAGAATGGCTGCAACCTGATTGGACTTATGAACCATCAACCGGCACGCTTGCGCGTGACTGCCTTCAACGACCACAAATTGAAATCACCATACAGCAGGTTGATCGTTCAGCGTGGCAACTATTCAAAAAGCATCACTATTTGAGCAGCGATATTAACAAGGCAGCAAGATGTTTTGTTGGGTTTGTTTGGGGTCAGCCCGCTGCATTTATGGCTGTTTTGCCTTTCCCTCATGCTCGCAGAAGTGGATGGCGCGACCATAGAACCGTTTGTTTACCTGATTTTCAAGGAGCAGGAATAGGTAACGCAATGAACGCCGCAATATGCTCAATATATAGAGCAACGGGAAAGCCTGTTTTTTCCACGACTTCTCATCCAGCCATGATATACAGTCGAGCAAAGTCAAAAATGTGGAAAATGAACAGAAAGCCATCGTACACAAGTGGAGACACCAAAAGCATAGCACTCAACAAATCCAGAGCAAAGAATAGAAAAACAGCCGGTTTTGAGTTTGTTGGCAAGCCTGACGAGCAGTCAGCAGTTGGCTTTGGTCTCAAAAATGTAACGGTATAAAAATGGCATACGAGAAAGAACAATTTATTAAAGCAATCGCCGGAAGCGGTGGATATGTCTCGTTGATAGCAGACAGGATTGGTTGTGCGCCAAAAACCGTATATGATTGGATTAACAAAAACGAAGATGTCGCAGAAGCGATAAAGCGTGAAAAAATTAAGCAAGTCGATTTTGCCGAAGGCAAGTTGCAGTCTCTTATCAAGCAAGAAAACCCCACAGCCATCATCTTCTATCTGAAAACACAGGGCAAGGACCGAGGCTACTACGAACACCGAACGCAGGACATCACCTCTGGCAATCAGCCGATAACGATCAACATGGTTCCTGTTGACCCCGACCATGACGGTTGATGCTCAATACAACCGCGCCTATACACCTTTTTTTACCAGCCAAGAAAGGTATACCGTACTGTTCGGCGGCGCAGGCTCTGGCAAGTCCTACTCGGTAGCCCAGAAACTTGTCCTGCGCTGCCTTGCCGATCCTGCTGAGCGCATCCTTGTCATCCGTAACGTCTACCGCACCTGCCGCGAATCCACGTTCCGCCTGCTCGTAGAAGTCGCAGGCACCTACGGAATTACGGCATCAGCCAACCGCTCCGACCTGTCCATCACCTTTCCCAACGGTGCGCAGATCATCCATGCTGGACTGGATGACCCGGAGAAACTAAAGTCCATCGCAGGCATCACGTCCGTCTGGATCGAGGAGGCAAGCGAGGTCAAGGAGGATGCTTTCCGGCAAGTGGACCTGCGACTGCGTGGCGATGTCCCTACCTACAAGCAGGTAACCCTGACGCTCAACCCGACCGATTCACGGCTCTGGGTGCGGCGGTGGCTCGACGAGAACCCCGACATCTTCGTGTTGCGGACCACGTGGCGCGACAACGCTTTTCTTGACAAGCAGTACATCGACGTACTGAAGTCGCTTCCAGAGGATCTACGTGCCATCTACGAGCGCGGCGAATGGGGCGAGGCGCTTAAAGGAGTAATCTTCCCAGACTGGAAAACGTACAACGAACACCGCGAGCCAGACTTCTACGGCATCGACTTCGGTTACAACAGTCCGTCTGCCGTGGTTGCCGTGACCGTGACCGATCCCGATGTCTATGTCCGCGAGGTAATTTATCAGAGCGGTCTGACAAACTCTGATCTAATTGCTGAGTTAAAGAAAGCGGTTAGCAATAAAAACCTGCCAATTTACTGCGATGCAGCGGAACCGGACCGGATCGAGGAATTGATCCGCGAAGGATTGCAGGCGTATAAAGCCGACAAAAGCGTAAAGGATGGTATCGACTTTGTGAAACGTTATAACGTCAACGTTCATGCAGGGTCGCAAAACCTACAAAACGAACTCCGGGAATACCGATGGGACGAGGACCGCAAGTCCGGCGAACTAAAGGACGTTCCGCTAAAGCGGCACGACCACGCCGTTGACGCCATGCGGTATGCCATCTACACGCACCTAAAAGCCCAAACAAACACGTGGGGAGTCTGGTAATGCCAAAGCCCGATTTTTATGTACTGGGATCGTCTACAAAAGGCGTATCGCTAAACGATCCCGAATGGCTCAATATCTTCAACCTCCACGGTCACGAACACGTCGCCAAGATGTCGCCATCGGTAGCATGGACCGACGAAGGCTGGACGCGGCGATGCGTAGACGTTAGGGCAAAGGCGATTGCAGCCTTGCCCTTCGTTGTACACAAGGGCAGCATGGACAACGTGGTTTGGGCATCGGGCGACGAAGCCCCGGATGAACTCGCGTGGCTGGATCTGTTCGACTACCTATACCGAGCGGAGGCATCGCTGGCGCTTGTAGGCGCTTCCTACGCCATGAAGGAAGGCGCTTTCAACAAGGACGGTATCATAACCAGAGCCGAGGGGCTGTCGTGGATCAACCCGACCAGCATCAAGCCATTCTTCGACGACGGGCAGTACGGACCGGATGAGCGCGGCAACTTCCGTTATTACAAGCGCGAGGTCAACAAACGCAAGTTCTACGTACCGCGATCCCGCATCCTTGGCACCTTCCAGCCCTCGCCATTCGTCGAGCAGGGCGCTGGGTCTGCTGACGCTGCTGCCGCACGTATGCACAGCCAGATTCTGCATGACCTCGCCGAATACACCTCTGGGCAGTTGCGCTCTGGTCTCGTCAAAAAGACCGTCTGGGTTGCCGACAAGGACGCACGGCAGCCGGACGAGTTGACGGTCAAGCGCTGGCAGCGGTGGGTACGCCGTAACATTCTCGGCACGAAGCCAACGCCCGATGACCCGATGGTCATGCAGGGTCTGTCGGCACAAGAGGTAGGATCCGACCTGTCCGACCTGCACAGCGATGTAATAACGAAAGACGCAAGGGAAGCCATCGCCTCATCGCTTGGCGTACCGCATTCTCTTGTAATGTCGAATGCTGCCAACTACGCCACGGCAAAGGCAGACCAGTTGGCGTTCATGGCAAACACGGTAGTCCCGCAGGCGCGGCTCCTTGCTGCCGCTATCAACAAGCAACTACTGATGCCTCTCGGCTACCATCTGGAGTTCGAGCCGCACAAGACCGAGGTCATGCAGCAGAGCGAGTTGGAGAAGGCGCAGGCAATCGCCCTCGTTGTGGGCGGTCCGGTGCTTTCCGTCAACGAAGGACGCGAACTGCTGGGGTATGAGCCGATGGCTGCTGAGGATGTCGTGGTGCAAGAGGAGGTCCGATCGGCAGACAGCAGCAAGATGCTGGATATCCAGCGCTGGCGTACCAAGATCAGCCGCAAGGGACGCGACACCAAGTTCTCGCCCGACGCTCTGACGGACTACGAAGCAGACGTGATCCGCGAGCGGCTGGCTGGCGGCATGCATCTGGACGAGGTGTTCAAAGCGCCGTTTACGGATTTTTAGAAGCCGACCGGACGACCGCCGAACCGGAAGGCACAAAGGCACTCAACCCGATCGCACGATCCCGGGCAGGCAGGCGCGAACACGCCGATGCCATGAACCGCATGATCGACGAGGAGATCGACAAGGCAGCGCCCATTATCGAGCGAGCCATAACGCGGCAGATTGAAGCGGCCATGGATGCGCTTGAGACGAACGATACAGCCACCGCAATCGACCAGAACTCATTCCGCGAGGCTTACGAAGAGTTCTACAAGGCGGCGGCGCTACGGGCAGCAGGGGACGTGTACAATGCCATCGTCCGGGACCGCAAGGACTTTACCGATGACCAGTACGAGTCGTGGGAGAAGGCGGTCATCACCTATCTGAACGAGCAGGCGGGAGCCAAGATCAGAATCATCGACCAATACACGAAGCGCTGGGTACGCGGTATCGTTGCGTCGGTAGCCGAGGAAGCAGCCGAGCAGGGTCTGGGGGCAAGGGAAACGGCGGCGCTTATTCGTGACAGGTCGCTCGAACGATGGGGAGAAATATCGGAAGCGAGGGCGCTACGCATTGCCCAGACGGAAGTCAACGCGGCAGCCAACTGGGGCGCTAAGGCGGCAGCAACCGAGGCAGGTATGACTCGAAAGTATTGGATTCCGGCAGGCGACGCTCGCGTCAGACCGGAACACGTTGCGGCAGGAGCAGCCGAGCCGATAGGTATTGACGAACTGTTTAATATCGGCGGCAGTTTAATGGACAGACCGTCAGACCCAAACGGCAGCCCCGGTCAGGTCATCAACTGCCGCTGTCAGATGGGATTCCTACCTTAATTTTTTAAGCCATGAACCAGATAGAACAGACAGGCAAGATTATAGAGGTGGGTAAACTGATCGCAGGCGTGATCGGAGTATCGGTCCTCGTAGGCGTTGCCTCGGCGCAGTACCGCGAACTACCAGAACGCGTATCCGAGGTGGAGATGGCAAACGGCTCCATGCTGACCAATCTTAAAAGCATGGAGGACCGGATTGAGGCGGTTGAGCGCACCCAGTCGGACATCAAGAAGGAGTTGCAACTGATCACGTGCCTGCAACTGGCAGAAGCCAAACAACTGTTTTACCAAGACTGCCTGCAATGAAACGGGCTGCCGCCTTCATATTGCTTTCATTGATCGTCAACACGGCGGGTGGGATGCCGTATCTTCCGTGACATGGGACAGGCGAAGGACAAAAATATCAAAAGCGTAGAGTATCTGGCGTTCATCATCGCCGCCTACTACGCTGAACTGATCCGGCTGGGCATACCAGAGACCGAAGCAACCATCATTGCCGCTGCACTTCAGGACATCATATTCGAGGACATGGGATGACCTACACCTACGAACGAACGGACGGGACACGCTTCGAGCATTTCGCGTCCATCAAAAGCGCACCGCTTACCAAATGTCCCACAACAGGGCAGAAGTGCTGGCTCGTGATTACGGGCGGCGCAGGGACGGTATTCAAGGGCGGCGGCTGGGCTGACAAGAAATGAGAGCGCCGGACCTATTGTGGGCAACGTGCTTCTGCGTTGTCATGGCTACGCTCGCCATCATATAGTGAACTCGCAATAACGCAGGCGGTATAACGGGCATGGAAGAACTCGACGAGGTATATAGCAAGTGGAATCGGCTCGCCAATATGAGCGCGTCCGACCTTCGGGCGTGGTCCGAAACCGAGTGCAGCCGCTTGGCATCCGTGGACCCGGCGGCGGTCATCGCTCGCAACCTCGACCTTTTGGAGACGAAGAAAGACGACTGGACGGAGAAGCACATTAAGAACGCCAACCGCGCCATCTCATTCATTGAAAGGATGCGTAACGGCGAACAGGGCGAACCCGCACGAGAGGGCTGCCCAAGCAAACGGGATATATCATTAAAGAACTGGGCGCACGATCCGCGTAAGCCGCTCAACAAATCAACAGACACAATGAACGACAACGAACTGCTCATCGCCTACGGGGGCGAGGTCAAGGCTTTGGGTGACGGTCGAATCGGCGGCTATCTGGTGAGGTTTAGCGGACCGACTGACCCCGACCTATACGGTGACTTTTTTACCAAGTCCACCAACTTCGGCATCCAGTCAACGCTCCCCGTCTACTACCAACACGGCTACGACGATACGCTCAAAAACAGGCAGATTGGCGTGGGCGAGATCAGCAGCACCGAGGCGGGTCTGTGGTTCGAGGCGCAGTTAGAGAAGCGCGACGAATACGAGAGGATGGTTAACGAACTGGTCGAGATGGGCAAACTCGGCTATTCGTCCGGCGCAGTTGGACACCTTGTCAGCCGGAAGAGCGCCGATAACGGTAGCATGGAAATTGACACATGGATTTTGGGCGAGGCATCGCTGGTATTGAACCCAGCCGAGCCGCGCAACCACGTTATGTCTATCAAAGAATTTGT